ATGTAAAATCATATCACTTTCTAACAGCACAGCACCGTGCATTGGTTCTTTAGTCCAAATTTTCATTATCAAAACATCATTAGGTTTTCTATCACTAATATTTATTTCTTTAAAATTTAAATTACTCGATTCTTTTAAAAAAATACTTTCACAAGTTTCAACATTTTTCGGTCTTTCATAATCTGGAAGGTCAATTCCTAACAGTTTATAATAATCACGCACTAAAGTATAACAGTCGTACATACCATATTCCCACTGTCTGCCAATTAAGGATTTATAGTTAACCATTCATCTGTGGTGTTTTTATAAATATACCATTTTAATTTTGTAGCTTTGCAAGCTTTAATATCAATTTCACTAACTGGTTCGCCATTTGGGTGTGAATGTATAATATATTGCAATTCACCTTTAGACCTTGCTTTTAAAAAATCTTTAGGATGTATTGCAAAACTTTTTTCTGGTGTGTCTGAAATGTTTTTACAAGGATAATATTTTTCATTAACAACAATTCCACAAGATTCTTTTGGTGCTTCTTTTATTGCGTGTTTTTTTGCTGTTTCATAGAACATGGTTAAATCTGTATTCTTGCATTTGAAAAACCACCAAAAGGCAAAGGTTTTGGATTCTTTTTTGTACCACCATCACCAAATTTACCAAATCTTTTTACACAACTAGAATATTTATGACCACATTTGTCAAGTGCCTCTTTGTTGTCGCCAGTAATTTCATTATCTTCTAGATCAAAACATTTTTTTCCTTTATAACCACATTCAGTACTTCCTGCTTTACCATTAGCATTGTCTGTCGGTGTTCTATATTTCCAAGGACAGTGTTCTGTAATTTGTCTTCTAGGTATTCTTAAATTTTGTAAATTAATTTTTGGCGATAACTCAAATTCAACAAAATCTGGATTTTCTTTACTTATTCTATCTATATACCAAATATCATCTTTTGTTATTATGGCATCTGGATCTTCGTTATTGTTGATACCATCAGGAAAATTTTCTTTATCTAAAAATTTTTTAAAAGTTTGTATTCTTTGTAATTGACCCTGTAGTGGATTATATAAAACAATAAAAGTAGAAATAGCATTGTTTACGTTAGCAATTCTAAATTTTGGTCTTGGCAAAGTTCCTTGAGTTGCTTTGTCAAAACCTTTTACTTCTGCAGGTACAGCTGAATATGTTTGACCGTTAAAAATAATATCTGTTTTAATATCATTTGTGCCAGCGTGATATCTAAGCACTGTATTTATTCCGTTTACAACTGAAGTGTAAGTAAGTTCATATAGTTCAATCAGTGCACTTGGTTCAAGACTCTGCAGCTGTATATTAACACTGGTTTTCTGCGGTACAATTTGTGAACTTGTCATGCTTCAGCTACCTCCTCAAATGTTGCGTTAATGGTGACTCTATTAAGATAGGGTACAGTTCTGTTCCAATCTCGGCAAATATATTTTTTTGGTTTAGTAACAGCAACATTACCACTTGTTGTCTGTGAAACTCCTTGTACTACAAAATGAGTACTTTGTGTTCCTGTAACTACATAAAAACCGTTTATTGCATTTCCTGATTTGAAATTGACATAGACCTCATCGTTATCAGAAAGGCCATAATCAGCAATAGTTATATTTATGTTTTGATTTGATTGACTGTAGGTTCCTGTAATAATTGTTCCTAAATCTGGTACAGGATATGAAAAAGCCTCTACACCACCTCTATCATCAAGAAATGACTCTATGGTATTTGCTTGGTTAAAAGTAATATTTCTAAATAAAATTTGATAAACTTTTAAATTTTGGTTGATTCCAAAAGTGGACCTTTGTGAATAACCAGACCCAAAATTAGCTATTCTTATTTTGGGTCTTGATGTTTTAGTAATTCGAGAAGGAACTACATTAATTGGAAATTTTGACATTAACTTAACAAGCCTCCTGACATTTGCTGATTTACAATTTCAGCTTGAACGGCTGCTGCAATTGCTTCACCTAGTTTATTAGCATTATTTTCATCACCTTCAACAGAAGAACCACTAGCATCAACATTTACCACCACGTTTGTTGAACCACCAAGAGAATGGTTTGGAACTATATGTCCGCTTTTTTGAGGAACAAACAGTTCGGGACCTTGTTCTCCTACTAAAAAATTCTTTCCAGCCGATACAGGGCCACCCATAGCCTTTGGTGTAATATTAAAAGAACCCTTAGGCAAATCATCACCACTTGGTATTCCTGTAGCTGCTGTAGCTGCCGCACCTAAGGCTGCTGAATTTAAAGATGCACCAGCACCTCCACCTCCAAATGCTGCACTTAAAACTCCACTTATAGCATTACCAATACCTCCAACAGCTTTGCTTACAGCCATTTCTACAAGTTGTCTTTGCAAATTTCTTAAAACATTATTCAATGCGTCACCAAGAGATTGTGCGCCCATCACGGCATCAGTTAAATTTTGAACTAAACCATCTTCGATAGATTTGCCTATTTCATCAAATCTTTCTTTAAGTTTTTTAGCAGCTTCTTCATTAGCTTTTAATAAGTCCTTTTTTTTCTCTAGATTTTTATTTATTTTTTCCATCTCCTCATTTTCTTTTATAACTTTATCTAGTCTTTCTTGTATAGGATTTAACTGTTCATTTATAATATGCAGCCTTCTTTGTGCAGCATTAATTGATCTTTTATCATTTGATTCTTCTATTATTGCCAATTCTTTGGCTTTTTTTATTTTTAAATCATTTATTAAAGCTTCTAATTGCGCCTTTTCACCATCTTTAATTGCTTGTGTTACTTTTTCTTGTTCTTTTCTTTGTTTTATAAGATGCGTAACAATTGCTCCGATTCCTGCTGCTACTGCAACAAAAGGAATTGCATTAAGAGCAACAGTTACAGCACCACCGGCGGCGGCAACTTTCATTAAACCAAGACTAACTGCAGCCATTAAAACTGGTAAACCTTTTGCAGCTAAAGCAATTCCAGCAATAACCGCAGCGGCTCCTGCTATCGGCGAGTTCATAAAATTATTAGCGGCTTTTATAAGCTCAGTCAATCCCTTCGTAGTTGCAATTAAAGCAGGTTCTAATGTTCTACCTAATGTTTCCGAAAAATCACGAAAAGCCTCTCCCAAAGAATCAACATTACCAGCAAATCCTTCTGCAGCAGCTTGAGCAAGGCCGTTATAACTTTCTTCAACAATTCGCAGAATCATAGAATGTGCTTCTGCGGTTTGATTTGTTTTCATCAATTCTTTAATTACATCAGTTTGTGTTTTAGTAAAAGCAATACCTGATCTATTTAAATTTGAAAGGTTTCTTTCCGGATCTTGCAATGCTTTGGCTAATTGCATAAATGATGTGCTTACATCTACTTGGTTCACCTGTGCAATATCCGCTGCAGCTTGAGCTACTCGTTCATATGAATCAACACCAATTTTTCTAAAACTTGTTAGTAAGTTAAAACCTCTAGTAAATTCTTCTTGATTAAATAAAGTTTGATTACCTAATTTATTTGCTGCTTCTTGTAATTCATTTAAAGCAAATGTGCCTTCACCTAAATTAACTAAACCTTGTCTAAGAATTTCAACATCTCTTTCTCTTGCTGTAAAAGTTCCTATTGCACTACCTACAGTGGCAAAAGCAGCACCGATAGAAAGCAATGGTCCAAGTGAAGCGGCCAATGAAGCACCTAATCCTTTTGCTGCCGTTGAAGCGGCAGTCAAAGAAGCTGTAGCACCTTTAGCATTGGTTGATAATTGTTTTGTGGCCAAAGAAGTTTTGTTTAAAGAAGATATTGCATTTCTCGCTTCGACTCTTAAGGTAACTATACTTTCAGCCACTTAATTTTTTAAATCTATTTATTATATATTACCTGCTTTTTGCTATTTGACGAAACTTTTCTTCTTTTTCGTTTTTAATTTCATAATAAGCTGCCCAATATAAAAATTCTTCCTCTGTCATGCTTTGTCTTAGTTCTGTTAGTGTTTTTCCTAATTCAACTGCGAGAAACAACTCAAAATAAAGCCAGTTATTTCTCCTTAATCTTTTTTTGCTGTATCAAGGTCTAGCTTAATTTCAAATAAGAACAATTCAATATCATTAAGAACCTTTTCAGGCAGCATTCTTTGTAAATTTATAGCATCAGGTAATGCGAAAGCTTTGGAACCATCTTCATTTTGTGCAAGTTGACAAAGAAGTTGAGTAGAAACCATTAAAGCGTCATCAGAACCCGCAGATGTTTGAGCTCTTTGTCTGTCATATCTAGTTACTGGTGGAAAGTATAATTCAATCTTTTTTCCGTTAGGTAGTTCTAATTCGTATTTACGTCTATTAGACATAACATCACTGAAAGCCTCAGTAATGATGTCAACTGTTCTTTTTGTTGTCATGTAAAATTATTGTATTACCCTAATTTACTATATATCTGAAGTTATGGCACCTGAGGTCTGGAATGTAATGTTGATTTCTTGAATTGAACCAAGTTCAGCACCATATGTTGCATTAGTAATTATTCCAGAAAAACCAAATTTTTTACTACTTGCACTGCTATCTGGAAATAATTCAAATAAAGCGTCTGCAGCATCACCTGTTGTTAATACATCTTCAACAAATGCAAGATAATCAGAGTTACCAGCATTGTCATATATTAGGGTTGCTGAACCTTCCCCAGAGATAAGACCTCCAATAAATGTTTTTGAGGTGTCACCTTGCACTGTAGTTTCCATAGTGTCTTTAGAAATCGAAAGTGACCAATTCCTAAGACCCGATATATCAGCTTCTGTTCCAGCAGCATTGTGAAACATTATTTTACCGACATCACCTTTAAGGGCAGCCATAACAAAAAAAAGAATTATTAATAAATAGTTTAACCCTTTTCAGAGTTTTTTACATCTTTTTTAGTATTTTGTTGATTCTCCATATATCTTTTGCAGTTAGGATCCCACATTCTAGAATCTCTTACACCTTTAACCGCTTCGATAGCGTCTAGCATTTCATCTGTGATTACAAGTTTTGGCATAATTAAAGATCCTCATATATTTCAAATGTTATTCTAATCTGTGTTTGAAATTTACCTTCTGGAGCAGATGTTAAAACTTCTGGTCCAATAGGTGAGTCAAAAATAACATTGGAAACTGTAATATTATTGTAAAGGTCTCGCAA